ACTTTTATTTTGTATGTATATTATAAACAAGAGCAACAGAACTGTCAATACCCATGGAACTACCACAAGCATATTCATTAGCGATTCCAGGGCATGAATTGACCCATCCAGGTGCTTCTGGTGGGCCATTCTGCTTTATCTTTTTCGTCTGCCTCCGATGCATACAAGGCTGCTTGCTGTCTTTCTGCTGCTGCTCTTGTTGGATGCGTTCCAACAGTTTTTCCATTATCTCTTTGAACTACTGCGTACTGAGAACCACGCTGTTTAATATCCCATGGCATTTAATATGACTAATGTTGTAATTAAAAATGCTAATAGCATGTTCAAGCCTTTCTGTCATAGAAAATTTTATCAGAGCATTCCTAGGCTGTCAAGGTAGTTAGCAACATCGTCAGGCATCTTTGGTCTATTGTTTCTTTCATACTCTGCCAACTCCTCAAGGTCATGCTTCTTTGCTACAGACTTCCAATCATGGATCTCAATCTCTTGATTAAGATTACGAGGAGTATGTGCAATTGCATTGTATACCGCGCCTGTAACAGCGTCAGAGAGGTCTTTAGAACCCTTACGAGGGTGGTCTACCTTCTTATCAGATACGATACGCAACTGGCTCATTTCTTCTAATAGAATGTCGTTGTGCGGCATGAGAACACGATCTTCATAGACAAGCATGGCTAGATCTTCATAGTGCTTTTTGCCTACAGAAAGAGTGTCTGTCTTAATTCCAACAGACTTTAGTTCCTGCTGAATGTCGAATGATTGCCATCGGTCAAAGGTAACTAACCCTATCTGAAAACCTGATCTTCTAAAACTGACAATCCATTCTTTTACTTCTGAAAGATCAACTGGCCCTTCCTTGCGAGGCTCCCACCAAACGATGGCATCTACTATTACGAATGGATGAATCTGGGTATAGTCATTCCACGTTCTAACTTCTACCCACTTATCCACATGAGCAATTGCAATGGCACACTTGTCATGCTTCTGAGCAAGGTCAGCGTGAAGATAGTATCTAATGTTTTCGTCTGGTTGCCATTTTGGTTCTACCCTCTTGAAATTATCAATGGGGTTGTGCAGACACATTGCTTTTTCTAACTTTTCCTTTTGCTTAAAAAATGCATCAGTAACAAATGAAGGCATACAGGCAAATCTTTGCATGGCATCTGCATAGTCTGTCATGAAGGCAATTTTAAAATCATTAATGCTCCTTGTTGGGTTTGCCTCCCATGTTGGACGCTTAATGGCATACACTCCAGGATACTTGTATGTGACAATATGATCCTCTGTCCATTCAATACTAAACTCATTGTCTGGAGACTCTGGTAGTTCTGGATTGATGACAAAGGTGTGCGTCTTTTCCTCTACTTCTTTTTCTGCCACCACTTCATCGTACCGCTTAGAAATAAAGTCTCCTGGGTAGCGAGGGAATGACAGGAGAACCACCTTGCCATAGTCTGGAAAGCGAGAGTCTACTGATGCGCGGAACGCCTTGTAGATAGCATCACCCGTCTTTGCGTTTTCATTTCCACTTGTAGACTCTTGAGCAAATCCAGAAATCTCGTCAAGGATGGCGAGCATGAGGTTTAATCCCTCATGGCTTTCTCTTTCTGAGTGACCAGAATAAACAGTAATAGTTTTATCAAACTCTACGCTATCTACCTTCGATTCATACTTTCCTGCAAACCATGGACTTCTTTGAATCTTAATCTTAAAGTTCTTAAAGAATACGTTCTTGGCCTGCTGTGCATTGATAGCAATGTTGATAATATCAATAGAGTCCCCAGGCGGCTTGCCAAAGTAGGCAGCAGGGTCTTTTAGACACATTAGTTTATATACTAGATAGGCACAGCCAATAGTTGATGTGTGGTCCTTTCCGCTGCCCTTACCAAGTTGCAGAATAACTTCTGCCTTAGTGTATTTCTTGTAATGGTCTTTGCCCTTCTCTTCCCCCATAAGCCTAATTAGATCTTCTTCTTTATAGATCTGGCTCATAACCTCTACAAGATCTCTTTGAATCTGTGATAAAGGTGGCTGCATGAGAAAGTTTTCGTCATGCAAAAAGGTATCAAGGTCTACTGGATCTTCCTCAAAAGGATTGTCATCTAAAGCATCAAAGAAGTCACTAAAATCAAGACTCATAAATTACTACTGCCTCTCCTTGTGGGCCAGAGACTTCAGAGAGCCTAGTGAGAATTTCATTCTTAATCTGTGGATGCTTAGTTGCAATGTCCTTAAGAATATTCATAATCAGTTCTTGCTTTCTTTCTGTTTCAAGCAACTGATCAGCAAGTTCTTTATTCTCTAAAAGCCCTGCCTTTTGTAGCATGTCTATTCTTCTTGACTCAATATCAAGAATAACCTTGATTGCCGTGTTCTTGGCAGAAAGGTTAGACGTTGTTGTTGCTTCTTCAATAACCTCATACGCCTGCTTAATTAGTCTAGAATAATGCTGGTCAGCAGCAGACAACGCCTCTCTTGCTCTTGCTCTAACGGCTTCTGAGTTACTCGCCATGGTCTTCCACTCTTTAAGTAAAGAGGAGACTCTTGCTTTAGGAATGTCAAGTTCTTTAGAAATCTCTGTCTCGTTTAGCCCCTTGATGTACTCAGTTGCTACACGATTAACTTCTTCAAAATGTGTAAGTATGTCGCTCATAGTGCTCCAATTATAGCAGTGGCAGGGCAGGATTGTTGCCACCAATAAGGTTTATTCCTACCCTGCCGACTGACTAGTAACAATTATGACCAGGATAATACCAATGCTTTGACCCTGCTCCATGTTGCCATGCAGTATAGAAAGCACGATCTTGGTAATACCTTGACCATTTATGAATTGGCTTATCAAACAAAGTCTTAATCTCTTGCTTCAAGCCATCTTTTGTTTTCTTGGATTCCTTTAACATCATCCAGACAAGCCCATCTCTCCATTGAGAGTCCAAGAATTGATAGGCTCCCCGAGCAGAGGATGATTTATTGGCGGCACGATACGAAAAGCGAGATTCACGCTGCATAATGCATTTACGAGAACTCTCCCATTTACTATCGTACCATTTACCGCGATACAAAGATGGCTCGTAGCCCTTCATATCGTCAGCATCAGCAGAGCGAGCAAACTTATGCTCTTGACTGATGTATACGACTTTATCCGTCGCAGTTGGTGCAGACTTAGCATACACCGTGTCAGAGGCAATAGCAGGGGAAGCAATGGTCATTGTTAGCACCATACCCAAAATACCTCCTAGCAGTTTCGTTTTCATCTGTTTCCTCCTTGCGGCGGCAACACTCTAGACTAACAGAATTTACATATTTTGTCAACACAATTCACACATAGCGGTGATTTATATCACAGAACATTTTGCTTAATTTTATCTAAAATAAACTTATCTCGCTTGCTTTTCTTAAATCTTTGATATCTTTTTAGCAATGTGGCCTTAGGCTCCCAAAAGCCAGCGGAACTACAAGCCTTAGCCTGTGTCATTAATTCTTGTGTCATGGAGAACCTTTGAAAGACAACATTCTTATCTGTGAAGAACTTAATGTAAGCCATGTGTTCTCCCTCTTCCATGCTAATATTTTTAACTCCAGGCCATACGTTAAACTCCATATTGATTGGTCTAAACCAAGCACCGATATTAAACATTCCTGGAACTATTTCTCCCCAACTCTTATGTCGTGCCTCCGAAAAGTATGGACCTGTAATCATCAACTCAACCTCTTCTTCACAAAAAAAGATTAAGGAATAGTCGTACCCAGCAAGCAGTTGCTCGTTCAAACTTGGTGGCCTATTAACAAACCACCCATTACCCCTACTGTCCATGTCACTAGAAACCTTTCCGTCTTCAATAATAAATGAAGCAGATGTTTTAACGGGATTTTTTACAACAAAAAGGTTCTTTCCTAGATCTGTTACAGCAGGGCATCGCAAGAAGTTATCGTCTGCATTGTTTTTATTTTTATTTGCAGATAGTTCATAGATGAGGCTTGCTGGCTCCTCATAGATAATAGATAAATCAAGTTCTCTATTTGGAACGTTGGACCAGTAGACCGTGAGATTCTTAGACATTCTTTTTTCTCTTCTTACGCTTCCTAGGCAAAGGCTTAATGCGATCTGTTCTAAAAGAACGATGACCACACAATTGACTTTTTTCTAATTCATAGCAGTCAATCCACTCTTTTGATCCATCATCTGTTCGCTGAACATATTCTATAAACTTAAACTTTGTTCCCCAAATACCCTTGATCTTGATTATCTCTCCAGACTCAATCACCCTACCCTCAGGTGTGGTAAAGGTTGGTTCACGATGATACAGGTAACCTAGTGGACTAACTACTTTCTTTCTGCGACCCACAGTGTCCCTCCAGACGCTTGATCTCGTCACTTATATAAAAGATCGCCTTCTTGAGATCTTCTATATGCTTATCTTCATTCTTTAGTCCTGCACGCCACAGATACTTAATGGCGTTGCCTATATTATAGTTCCTATGACGAACAATGTCAATACATTCTACCCCGCTAGGATCACTAGTGTAGTGACTGGGGTGGTTTACCATATCAGTCATTTCTTAATTCCAAACTTTTTCATCTGTCGGTAAATAATTTGTAAACTTACATTGCACTCCTTGGCTACCTCTTCTGGAGTCTTCTTGTCAATATGAAGACGCTTTCTTAGGTACGCCTCTGAGTGATGCAGAGAACTTCCTCTAGGCATATTTTAGAACACCTTCTTCCAATTGTCAATACAGTATGCACCTATTGCTATGGCATCTGCAACATCGTCATCATCAACATGCAAACCAAATCTATCATTAACAAACTTAATAGTCCTTTGCTTTCTAAACAAACGCTCTTGTGACTTATACCAAGACTCAGACTTACCAGGAGTCCTCTGTCTAATAGTATTTTTCTCTTCGTTTGTTAGACGCTTATTTCCTGACCAGTTTTGCCACACCATAGGAACGACACTTGCCATATGATCTACCCCTGTCAAAGCGGCAGCAGAAACAATAGCACCGTGACTCATTGCCAAGTTTGCAGCAGTCTTTGGAGAGTTAAGATAGATTGGTTGCTCAATCACAATGTGATTCAAAGATTTAAACTTATCAAAAAATGCCCGTGTCTTGTGTGCGGCATCAACAATCTTTTCATAAATATCATTACCCTGATAT